CATACAGAAGAAGCGAAAAAGAAAATATCTCTTGTCCATATTGGAAAACCACTATCAGATGAACACAAAAAGAAATTAGCCGAAGCAAGCAAGGGAAATAAATATAGCCTTGGACACAAACATACTGATGAATCAAAAGCAAAAATGTCAAAATCAAGAAAGGGAAAAAAGAAATCTGAAGAACATTTAAGAAAAATGAAAGAAGGTATTAAAAGAGCTTGGCAAGAAAAGAAAGACTTGCTTATAAATCAAGGTCACTTTATAAATTAACCCCGAAAACAAAACCTAATTATTAACCATCATGTCTAAAAACATCAATCGTGCAACGGAGCCAAAGCTCCAATCCGAGGGTTTCAGCACCCGTGGAACCATCAAGGAAGGTATGAGCAATCATCCCCGTGGTACAGAGTTCACCGGAATTATCTACGCTGGAGCCAAGCAACCTGAACCGACCTCTCCGGGTCGTGGTTCTTCCAAGAAGTAATATGGCTTCTCACGGGATTCAATACACGGTGGATCGCACCGAGCGTGGTATTGTTTCTGATCATGCCACTCCGCAACCTATGCAGAGGGTTCAGATTAAGAACGATATTGCCACAATCCGTGCCTACAAGGATGCCCGTACTGCCCGTATCAAATCTATTGGAGAGTCCAATCAGAAAGCATTTTCTGTTGGTGGCCCTGCCAATGAGACTTCTATGGGCAAGGGATCTCCCTTCAATAGCGATTGGATCTAGCATATGAAACTCCCCAAGCTCCAAAAGATGGGAGCGATGAGGAGCAAGATGCTTAAAGCCAAAGCTACTCCATCCATCAAATTATCTACGTTGCCGAGTGTTGCTGGCCCGAAACGTCCAGCGACACGATCCCTTGTGGGAAGGCCAATCTCAAGCGGAGAAATGATCTAGTCTTATGCCTCAACTATACGATGTAGCTTATGTAATGGATGCTATTAAGCCCTATGCGGGTAATAGCGGAAGTTGTAATCCTACGTTGTTGATGCAGTATTTGAATAAGGCTCGTCGCCTTCTTTGGAATAAGACTGATATTGAATCTACCTGTGAGTACGTTTGCATTAAATGCGTTGGAGGTATTCTGACTCTTCCGAGCATTTACAAACAGGTTCGATTGGCATGGATTGATGGTGTTCCTGTTAGCCTTGGCAATGAATGGTATCAGTCTGTTCCCCAAGACAATTGGGGTGATGCCGCAAATGGCGGATATGGAAACGGATGGGGGCAGGGATATGCTTGGAACGGAGGGAATAAGAAGTTCATTGAGATTGGAGGAAAGCACATTACTTTCCAGAACTATGATCTTGCTCCTTATCGTCTGTGCCTAGAGTCGGAGTCCCCACTTGATGCTGGTCAGGAGATTACCTTCTTTGGCGAGGATGCTTATGGGACTAGGATCAGCGAGACAATCACCCTTGGTCTTGCTCCTGCATATACCTATAGCACCAACTTCTTCAAGACGGTCTTCCAATGCACGAAGTCACAGACTAATGGAAGGATTCGTTTGTACGCCTATGACCCCGACAATCAAGCTAAAATGCTTTTGTCGATCTACCAGCCCTACGACATTAATCCTAGCTTCAGGAGATATGCTATCCAAGGTTGCGTAAAGGATTCAGTTATTCTTTACTGCAAGAAGAACTATCAGGATTTGTTCAGCCTTACGGATCAGGTTGAGTTTACTCCAGAGGCAATGATTTCTGCTGTGATGGCAGTTGTCTATCGTGAGAACAAAGGTAGTGATGAGCTTTATAATGTTTCTCTTCAGAATGCTATCTTTGAAGTGAACAGGGAGACTGCCGATCAAGAAGAACCTACTGGTAGTATTATCCGACAGTTCTCTAATAACATGATGCTGAATGCTTTGATCCCAACTTATGCTTGGGATGATGGAGCAGCATGGCCCTATTGATATGAAAGAACTTTCTGAAATTTCTATAATGGATAAGTTGGAGTATGAAATTGGGAATTCCCCTCAAGTTGAATGCCCTTTGGAGCATTTTTTTACTCCTGAAATTTATACCAGAAAGATATTTATGCCAGCAGGATCAATTGTTGTTTCTCTTAAACATAAAACAACGCATCCATTTTTTATACTTAAAGGGAAAGTTGCTGTTTTAAAAGAATCCAAGGATGGTGGATTTGAAAAAGAAGCCCTCTATGTTGCTGGAGACATGGGAATTACAAAACCACAAACAAAAAGGTTTCTTTACAATATTGAAGATACCATTTGGGTTACCTGTCATTCTAACATAGAAAACATTGAAGATCCTAATGAGATTGTGTTAAAACTGACCGAATGCAACGAAAATCCTTTAATTGATACATCTAAACCAGAATTTAGTATGTGGAAAAAAGAAATCAGCCCAAGTTTAATACATAAAGAACTTCAAATAGCATGAGATTCATAACTCCAGCACAAACAATTTCAGAATATAGGCATCGTAAAATGCCTATCTTTGAAACATTTGGATTAAGTGCAACTTCTATTGCGGCTATTGGTGTTGGAACTTCTTTGTTGGGAACTGCTGGAAGCCTTGGGATGCAAGCGATGAATGCATCTAAAGCAGGACATACTCCTAGCTACAATCCACAGCAAAGTTTGGCAACGCAAGCCATGCAGTTTGGGCAAATGTCTCCGCAAGAAGTGCAATTCCAAAATCAGCTTTTTGGTCAAGAATCTCCTCAAGCCCTTGGCTTTGGTACGCAATCATATAATCAAGCCGCTCAACAGGGATTGCAGTTTGCAAAGCAGGGGACTAGGGCAAACATTGCCAACCAAAATCTTGTAACTCCGGGGTCTTCTGCCCAAAGGGAATTGGCCTTAAATCAACTTAACCAATACATTCAGGGAAATGTTCCTACTGATGTTCAGCAGAATATCAATAGACAGGTTGCACAGAATCTTGGTGGTGGATTCAATCTCTTTAGCGGAGGTGGTCAGGCCCCACAAAACTTTGCTAGGAACCTTGGACAGACTAGCCTTGGTTTGTCGCAGTTTGGATTGAGTGCCGCTCCTACATGGCAACAGTTGGCTAACCAAATGGTTGTTTCACCTACTGCTGGTCTTGAGGCTGGACTGCAAGCTACAGGAATGGGGGGAAGTCTGGCTCAAGGAACTGCCGCTAATGCCCTTAATCTTGTTTCTACGTCTGCTGGAATTGGTAATCAAATGGCAGAAAGCCAATATCAGTCCCAAATGAATCAGTATGGGGCACAACAAGCCGCAAACCAAGGAATTGTTCAAGGGCTACAGGGATTGGGTAGTGCTGGATTGGGTATTGCCAATGCTGGCACAATGGCTAATTACTACAATAACCTATCTCAAACTGGTCAAGGCTATCAAAATACACTTGGAGGATTGCCTTCAATGAATACGGCTACATCATATTTAAATGATTTAGGATATAGCAATCCGGGATCTGGTTTAACCGCATTGCCAAATACTGGGGCAGGAACCGCATATCCTTTTGGACAAGGATAAACTATTAAAATTATGGCAGTAGGATACTACAACTTTTCTCCGATCATGCAGGGCAATCAAACGATTGCCAGTAGCTTTGCTAATCTTGGTCAGCAGATTGGTCAGAGTATTGAAAACCATGCTCAAGTACAAGCGGCCCAAGCATTGCTTCCTGCTCTCCAGCAAAGCTATCAAAATGGAATGCAGAAGATTGCTACTGGTGATCCCAATGGATTAGCAGACATTTACCATTCTGCTTCTACGGCTTCTCAAATTCCTATCTTGAGGGGATTTGCGCAGAATGCATTGACTACGGCACAGTCTGCAAACATCAATGCACAGCATATGGCAAGGACACAAGCGTACTTGCAGGGACGAGGAATGTCCATGATGGCATCTCATCCAGAGATGTTCAATCCCGATGGCACATTCAACGCAAGTCGTTTGGGTCAGAATGCTCCTAGCAAGCCAATGACTGCTTATCAACAACAAGAAAGCGACATAAAGAACGCTCAACTGAAAGCAAAGCAAGTTGGATTGTTCTCTAATCTTTGGAATGGATTGCCAGCACAAGGAAATAATCCAGCCACAGAAGGCGCTTCTACTGCTTATAATAATATCCTTGGTGATATTGCTAATGGGAAAGCCCCTTCACAGGGTGATCTTTCAAAGTTCGCTAGTGCTTACTCTCAATACCAACAAACCAAGGGAGCATTGGGAAACTATGGAATCCAAGATCAAAACTTTGAGAATGCATTCCAGCAGATTCAAAACCAAATTCCTGCATTGAATGGAATGGTTAAATCTGAACAAGCAAAGGGAACTGATCATTTCCTTGGAAACTTCTTTGGAACAAATACTGATACATCTAGGGTAAATGCCCTCAAACAACAGATTGATCAGATTAAACAGTTGGGAGGACGGTCTTCTCAACAACCTCAATCTGCATCTGGATCTTCTACTCAAACTTTAATTCAGGCAGTTCAGGCCGCTCAAAGACATCCAGATAAAGTTGATTTAATTAAACAAAGATTGCAGGGGGCTGGAATTGATCCTTCCATGCTGGATCAGGCGATGAAGGCACAACAATCACAGCAATCATCTTCTCCTCAAGCGTCCAATATGCTTCCTGCCGCAAGTCAGGTTTCTTCAAGCGGACAAGAAAATCC